GCCGAAGGTGGCCGCGCCGACCGGCCCCGTCGTCATGCTCCCCGGCGCCAAGATCACCCGGGCACCCGCGCCCGTCGACCGCTTCGCCGTGGACCCGGCCAGCGTCCCGAGCATCTTCGGCCGCATCGGGCAGTACGAGGACAGCGGCAGCGCGATCGCGAGGCAGTACGGCTGATGCTCCGCTGCATCCGCTGCCGCCGCCCGATCAAGCGCCGCCCGGGCCACAGGCTCGGGCCGAACTGCGCGCGGACTCTGCTGGTGCAGCTCACGGCGAAGCGAGAGCCGGAGAAGGACGATAAACAGGTCGATTGGGCGAAGGAGGAAAGTCATGCCTGACAGCAAACAAGTGCAAGTTAGTAAGCGCAAACCTCCGGCCGCCGGGAAAGGGCGGAAGAAGGGCGCCGTCAACAAGACGACGGCAGTCCTGAAGGACGCAATCCTTCTTGCGGCCACGCAAACGGGCCTAGACGGCGCCGGAACAGGCGGGCTGGTGGGTTACCTGCGGTCGCTGGCGCAAAGCGAGCCGAAGGCGTTTTCGTCGCTCTTGGGCCGCGTGCTCCCGCTTCAGATCACCGGAGAGGGCGGCGGCCCGGTCGTCATCAAGGCCAGCGGCGAGGACCAGGCGCTTTGACCTTCGCACTGACGGCCAAGCAGCAGGAAGCCCAGCGCGTACTAGCCGGGCCTGCAACACACCTGATGCTCTTCGGGGGCTCGCGCTCGGGGAAGACGTTCCTGCTGACGCGCAACACCGTGATGCGCGCCCTGAAGGCGCCGAACAGCCGGCACTGCATCTTCCGCTTCCGGCTGTCTCACCTTGTCGCGTCAATCGTGCTCGATACCTTCCCCAAGGTCATGCGCGCGGCCTACCCCGGCGTCGAGTACGCGATGCACAAGCAGGACGGCTACGCGACGCTGCCGAACGGCTCGCAGGTCTGGTTCGCGGGCCTGGACGACAAGGAGAGGACCGAGAAGATCCTCGGCCAGGAGTTCGCAACGCTGTACTTCAACGAGTGCTCGCAGATCCCGGCCGGCTCTGTCGATACCGCGCTGACCCGTCTCGCCCAGCTCGCGCAGACGAAGATGGAGGGCGCCGCGTCGCAGCCGCTCAAGCTGCGGGCCTACTACGACTGCAACCCGCCGAACAAGGCGCACTGGACCTATCGGCGCTTCGTGCAGAAGATCGACCTTGAGACGAAGGCGCCGCTTGCGAACCCTGACGACTACGCGGCCTTTCAGATCAACCCGCGCGACAACACCGCGAACCTGTCGCCGGAGTACCTGCGCCAGCTTGAGGGCATGCCTGCGAGGATGCGGGCACGCTTCCTTGAGGGGCGATTCGCAGACGCGAACCCATCCGCGCTGTTCCCGGAAGAGCACATTGACCGCTGGCGCGTGCTTGACGGCTCGGTTCCGCCGCTGGTGCGCGTTGTGGTGGCCGTGGACCCTTCGGGAGCCGGCGACACCGACAACGCGGACAACGACGAGATTGGCCTCGTGGTGGTGGGCCTGGGGCAGGACGGCGCCGCGTACCTGCTGGAGGACTGCACGCTGAAGGCTGGGCCTGCGACCTGGGGCCGCGTCGCGGTGCAGGCTTACATGCGCCACCAGGCCGACGCAATCGTGGGCGAAGTGAACTTCGGCGGCGCGATGGTGCAATCGACCGTGGCCGTTGCTGCCGCCGCTCTCGGCACCCGGGCGCCATTTCGCAAGGTGACGGCCAGCCGCGGCAAGGTGCAGCGCGCCGAACCTTTCTCGGCGCTGTACGAAGGCGGCAAGGTGCGCCATGTCGGCATGTTCCCGAGCCTGGAGGACGAGTTAGCCGCGTTCTCGACCTCGGGCTACACCGGCGCCGACTCCCCGAACCGGGCCGATGCGCTCATTTGGGCGCTGGCCGAGCTGTTCCCGAACATGACGGCGCCGAAGTCTGACGCCGAGGGCTGGACCCCTTCCCCGATGGTCAGCCCGTACTCGCGCCGCTAGAATCGCCCCACCGCCGCGTTACTGAGCCGCCGGCAGCTCGCAGCCTTGAGGGCCGCAGCATGCCGCGCAAGAGCAAGACGCAGGAACTGTCAGAAATCCACGCCGAGGCGCTGGATGAGTTCGACGCGGTGTATTCCGCCAGCCAAGACGAGCGCATGCAGGCGCTTGAGGACCGGCGCTTCTACTCCATTGCTGGCGCACCCTGGGAAGGGGCTGTAGGCGAGCAGTTCGCGCAGAAGCCGCGCTTCGAGTTCAACCTGACCGCGCAGGCCGTGATGCGCGCAATCAACGAGTACCGCAACAACCGGATCACCGTTGACTTCGTGCCGAAGGACGACAGCCCGGACGACGAGCTTGCCGATACCTGCGATGGCCTGTGGCGCGAGACGGAGCGCCGCAGCGGGGCGCAGGAGGCTTACGACAACGCTTACGAAGAAGCCACGGCCGGCGGCATGGGCGCCTGGCGCTTCCGGGCTGAGTACGAGGACGACGAAAGCGAGGAAGACGACAGGCAGCGCGTGTGCATCGAGCCCATCCACGACGCTGAAAGCCGGGTGTTCTTCAACCTCGGGGCCGTGCGGCAGGACAAGAGCGACGCAAAGCGGTGCTGGCTGCTGACGCCGATGCCGCGCGCCGACTACGAGGAAGAGTACGGCGACGCGCCGTCAGACTGGCCCGCCAGCATCACCAAGCGCGAATTCGATTGGTGCACGGCCGATGTCGTGTGGCTCTGCGAATACTTCGTCGTTGAGGACTACTCGGTAGAGGTGGTGTGGTTCGAGCATCTCGTGGAAGGGATGCCGAAGAAGAAGTACACCCAGGAAGAGCTAGACGACGATCCCAGCATCGCCCGCGAGCTGCGTGCGCAGGGCTACAAGGTCAGCAAGCGCAAGACCGTAGAGCGCCACCGCGTGCGCATGTACCTGATGAGCGGCGGCAAGGTGCTGAAGGACTGCGGGTACATCCCGGGCAAGTACATCCCGGTCATCGTCACCTACGGCAATCGCCGCGTGGTGGACGGCACGGAGCGATTCAACGGCATCGTGCGATGGCTGAAGGACGGCCAGCGGCTGAAGAACATGCTCATGTCCTGGATGGCCGACATGACGGGCCGCTTCGACATCGAGAAGCCCATCTTCGCGGCCGAGCAGGTTCGCAAGTACGAAGACATGTGGACGAACGATGCCGTCAATCGGTACGCGTTCCTTCTGGCCGATCCGCTGAAGAACGCTGACGGCAGCATCGCGGCAACCGGCCCGCTTGCCTACACCAAGGCTCCGAACATCCCGCCTGCTATGGCCGGGCTGATGCAGCTTGTGGAAGGCAGCATCAAAGACCTCATGGGCAATCAGGAGGGCGGCGAGCAGATTCAGCCGAACCTGAGCGGCAAGGCCGTTGAGCTGATCCAGCAGCGGCTGGACATGCAAACGTTCATCTACATGTCGAATTTCGCCCGCGCGATGGAGCATTCCGGCCGCGTGTGGATGGAGATGCAGAAGGCGCTGGTGGTCGAGCCCGGCCGCACGATGCAGATCGTCGGCGAGGACGGCAAGAGCGGCAAAGTCAAGATGAACGTTCCCAGCTTCGACCCGAAGCGCGGCACGGAGTACATGCAGAACGACCTGACGCGCGCCGCGTTCGAGGTGGTCGTGGGCGTCGGCCCGGCCAGCACGAGCAAGCGCGCGGCCACGGTTCGCGCCCTAACGGGGCTGGCGTCCATCTCGGACGATCCGGCCATGCGCAAGGCGCTGATGCTGGCGACGATCACGCACCTGGAGGACGAGGGCTTGCAGGACTTGCGCGATTGGGCGCGGGCGCAGGCCATCCGCGAGGGACTGGCGAAGCCTACCGACGTGGAGAAGGAGCAGCTCGCCCAGGAAGCGCAGAACACCCCGCCTGACGCGCAGACGCAGTACCTGCAACAGGCCGCGCAGAAGGAAGGCGCCCTTGCAGACCAAGCCCGCGCGAAGACCGTCGAGACGCTGGAAAGCGCCGGCCTCAAGCGCGCGCAGACCGCCGAGACGCTGGCGAACACGGAGAGCGCCGGCCTGCGCGCGATGCTGGATGTGTCGGCCGCGATTCGAGAGGCGGCAAGCCCTCCGCCGGGTCAAGGCGGGTTCTAGGGATTGCCGATTGCGGCGCTTCATGCTTTCGGCGCATAATTCCGCACCGATCTAACGACCGAGACGCTTATGGACGAACTCACCAGTTCCGCGCCTGACGAAGAACTCCCCACCGAAGAGCAGGACGAAACCGCTCTGCCGGAGGGCGAAGAGTCGGCCGCAGACGGTGAGGACGAGACGGCGGAAGGCGCCGAAAGTGGCGCAGAAGCAACGGAAGAGCCTGCCGGCCTGGTGGTCAGCTTTGGTGATGAGCCGGAGGCCGACGAAGACGAACCCCCCGCCGACCTGAGCCCGAAGGCGGCTTCGGCGTGGGTGAAGCTGCGCCAGGACGCCCGCGCGTTCAAGCAGCAGGCCCGCGAGCTTCAGCGCAAGCTGGAGCAGGCGCAGACCGCGCCCCCGGTTGCGCCCATCGTGGACGCCGGCCCGATGCCCAACGCGGTCGAGTACGAGACATGGAACGAGGAAGGCGCGGCCAAGCTGGCGGCCGACATGCAAGCGTGGGTCGAGCGCAAGGCCAAGGCCGACGAGACCAAGCGCAAGCAGGAAGACCAGCTTCGCGCGCAGCAAGAGGACTGGAATCGCAAGCTGGCGGCCTACGCCACCAAGAAGGCGGCGGTTTCCTTGCAGGCGCGCGACTATGACGCGGCCGAATCTGCTGTGCGTGCTGAGCTGACCGAGACGCAGCAAGGGATCATCTTGCACGCGGCCAAAGACCCCGCCTTGATCGTGTACGCGCTGGGCAAGAGTCCGGGCCGCGTCCGCGCGCTGGCGGCCATCCAAGACCCGGTGCAGTTCGCGGTCGAGTTGGGCCGCATGGAGCAAGCGATGAAGGTCACTCCGAAGAAGGCCCCGCCGGCACCGGCCCCCATCGTGCGTGGCGGTGCTGCTGGCGCGACTGGCGGCGGCAATCTGGCGAAGCTGCTGGAGAAGGCGCGCGAGACGGGTGATTACGGCCCGTACTACGCGGCCAAGCGAGCGAAGCAAGCGGCCTAACCGCCGCCGGGCGCCGCGATCAGGCGCAGGAATCGCCCACCTCGACGGGCAGGCGGCCCCCATCCGGCCCTAAGCGGATGAGTTCAAGCGGCACGGGAAACCGTGCGGTTCAACTCATTTTCTTGGAGTGCCGATCATGGCCAACGCTCTCGCAAAAGACCTCGAACTCATGTTCGAGAACGTGGTTGAAGGCTACGACGCTGCCTGCGTCCTCAGCCGCGCCGCCGAAACCTCGTACCCCGACCCGCAAGCGATGCAGCGGGCCGGCGATACCTTCTACAAGAAGCAGAACTACCACGCCGCCACGGTGTCGGGCCTGGATGTGTCCGGCTCCACCCGCACGGACGTGATCGACCGCTTCGTCCCGACCGTGTTCGCGTCTCCGCAGAACGTGATCTACGAACTGGACGCGAAGGAACTGCGCGATTCGGCCATCATGACCAACATGGGCAAGGCCGCCGCGCAATCGCTGGCCGCCGAAGTCGAAACGACCCTGTACGCGAAGTGCGCGGCGCAAGCATCGATCTTCGTCAAGAAGGTCGGCGCGATCTCGTGGGACGACGGCGCCACCGCCGAAGCCCTGATGATCTCGCGCGGCATCAACAGCGCGAATCGCAAGCTGTTCCTGAACCCGTTCGACTACAGCGTCATCGCCAAGGACCTCGGCAACAAGGCGTACATGGGCGACCGGTCGAAGGACGCTTACGAGCGTTCGATGGTGCCCGACATCGCCACGTTCTCGACGTTCCGCACGGACCAGATCGCCAACGTCACGACGAACGGCACCGTCAGCGGCACCACGGTGAACGCGAACACCTCGCACACCGTCACCGCCATGACCGGCGACCTTCCGACCGACAACCGGTACGGCGCCCTCGTGGTGGCCGGCGCCAACATCGCCAACACGGTGGCCGGCGCTGCGTTCACCATCGCTGGCGTCAACGCGGTTCACATGATCTCGAAGGCCGACACGGGCCAGCCGATGACTTTCCGCATCATCAGCGGACAAGGCACGGCCAACCTCGTGATCTCGCCGAAGATCATCACGAGCGGCCCGTACCAGAACGTCACGGCGCAGGCCGCGGCGGGCGCGGCCATCACGTTCCTGAACAACGCCACGAAGCCGGCCAACGTCTTCTGGGCGCAGGGCGCGGTGACGCTGGACTATGGCCGCCTGGCCTTCCCGTCCGGCACCGGTGCCCAGGTCATGACGGCCACCACCAAGCAGGGCGTTCCCATCGTGATGGTGGCGCAGATCAACGCGCAGACCGGCAAGGTGTTTGTGCGCCACACCACGCTGTACGCGGCCACCGTGCTTGACCCTGAAAAGGTCGGCGTGATCGTCGCCAACCAGACCTGATCTCCTCGGGTTGTCTCCTCTCGTTGCAAAGCGAGTTTGCCCCGGCCTGAGCGCCGGGGCCCTTTCACGAGGCCACGATGCATAACCTTGAGACTCCGCGCATGGTGTACCGGGCTTGCGGCTCTGTGCTGCTGGAATCCGGCGCCTACAGCATCCGTGTCGTGGCCGATCAAGCGGAACTGTCCGCCGCGCTGGCGGATGGCTGGCACCTGGACCAGTACGCGGCGAAGGACGCGGCCGAAGCGCCGGAACCTGCCGAAAAGCTGCCGGAACCTGCCGCGCCAACCCGCGCCGACCTTGAGGCCGAAGCCCACGCGCTGGGCCTGAAGTTCGACGGCCGGTGGGGTGACAAGCGACTGTCTGACGCCATCGCGGCGAAGAAGGCGGCGGCGTGAGCTGGACCAAGGCGCAGATCGTCGGTGAGGCTTTTTCGGAGCTTGGCCTGCACGGCTGGGAATTCGACCTCACGGCCGACGAGAAGCAGACCGCGCTGCGCCGCCTGGACGCCATGCTTGCGCGCTGGGAAGGCGAAGGCATCACCCTTGGCTATCTGTTCCCCGATGTGCCGGGCCAATCCGTGCTGAGCGAGGACAGCGGCCTTCCTGAGGCGGCCATCGAGCCCGTCTTCATGAATCTGGCGGTGAACCTCGCCCCCGGGTTCGGCAAGTCCGCCACTCCGCAGACGCTGGCCGCAGCGAAGGCCGGATGGGATCTGCTGACGCTGGATGCCGCGCT